ACTAACAAGAGAAGAGTCATCAAAAACGGCGGTGTTGACGAAAATGGCAAGCCGAAAGACATCACAATCGACAAAAGGACACTGAAAGACATCATTCAAGAGATGCCTGCCCCGAAAAAAGGCAGAAAACTCAAAGAATCGGAACTTTCCGTGCTGGATGACGGCACGATTGGGTCTTTTGAGTCGATGATGAAGGGATTCAACACAAAATACCCGACTGGATACATCAAAGTGGGTCAAGTTGATGAGGTAGAGCAGATTGCTCTGTGTAATAGTCTTCCTGGTGACTGTGTAAACATCAATATGCCTGGTCTTGCGGGTCAAGCACTGTTCACAGTGCCTGATGTGAAGCATATTATGAAGGCTAGTCAGGAATTTAACAATATGATGAGGGATACCTATGATCAAATCCAACAAGGTGCCGATGATGTGGACAAACAGACCGATAGAATATCCAGTCTGTACGGTTGGAACAATGATCAGGAGTGTATTGTTATCCCTCAACCCAAGTTCTACAACGTAACGCGATTCAAAGATCTACCTTGTCCGTATATTGACGAAGAAACGGGTAGAGCATTCGGTTGGATCGTCTATAAGTATTGTGCATCGAAGTCTGACAACGGATATTTCCAAGTGAACCTTGAAGTTCGTGGTAAAACCACGGGTCCAGACGGTGAGAAGTTCATGGACTTCATGCACAAACTCCCACAACCATCATTGACGCAAGCTCGTCCTGTTGTAGTTGGTGATACGAAGGAGTGCTGGAAGTGTACTCGTAACTTGGGTTCTCAATCTGCTGGTCAAGATATTGAAGGACGTTGTTATTGGGATCCTTCTGGTGGAGATGATGTTGTCTTTGTCCCGATTGGTTTGGACGAGAACACGTATGACTGGGACCATGCTAACTTTTCTGAGTTACAACAGTTGCAAGTCTGGTTAGGCGATAACATCGAATCGTATAGAACTCAGACACCTAGCTACACTACTGCTACAACGCCAGGAACGCCCGCCACAGGGAACCCAGGGGACCCTGATTACGACCCAGGGACATCTAGTACCCCTGGTCAGACTAATACCAATAACTTCATGTATTGTGCCTCACTCAAACGATTGAGTGGAGGTATGCCTGCGGAGGAATGTTGGGATACATATGTGTATAGATCCAGTGGCGATGGCAATAGTGATGGTGTCCTTGATGTATACTCTGCATACTTCAAAGATGGTAGTGGAGAGAACCAAACACAAGGTAGGACTCCTGGCGAAACATTCTGGGAATCTCAGATCTATCAAGGATATGGAGCACCTGTCCAAGGATACTTCGGTGGTGGTATCTGCTGGTACGCAACATCATGGTTGTATTCAATCCTTTACGGAAGTTCTGGCAGTGGATCGAATGAGTTTGCGTTAGAATATGTTAACGACTTGTCTATCGCAATCAACCCATATCTACAAGATCAACTTGGACTAAAAATGGGACCATACTCAGGAACCATGTCTATCAAGAATTGGAGCACAGGTTCTACTATTGCGTTTGGTAATACTGCTAAGAACATGGGTAATCCATTCTTTGATGAATGTGGTGGTGGTATCTTTGATAGACGGGATGAAGTCGTTCAACCTAATCCACCTGTACCACTCAGGAAGAAGCATACTTCTTCTTATGACCCTGGTGACAAGGAACTTCTTAAAAAGCAGAAGAAGGCAGGAAAGTATGATGACATCAATGATGTTGAGTTTGAGGATGATAGTTGGAAAGACTTCTATGATTCTGACTTCGACTATGAAGAGGAGACAGACGCTAAGATCTCAGAATTCTCTACTGATGTAGACAACTTGTTCAACGGACAGAAAAACCCAGAAGACTTCTAATCATGGCATACGGACTATTACTACCAGTAGCACCAATCACAGGTCTCCCTGACTCAGGTCATGGTATCTGTATACCACCGACAGTACACTCTGTGCAGGCATGTGGCACTCCACCTGTCCCGTATAGTATTGTCATCAAAGATTGGACATGTTGGTGGCCACCACAACCACTGATTCCTATCAATCCACTATCGGCATTAAAGGCAACAGTATTGACAAACGGTCTACCGACTATGACATTCGGTGATGTGTTTACACCACACGTTTCTGCATGTACCAATATCGTGATCTACCTATGTCCTTGTGGTAAAGGTCTGTGCCCTGTGCCCACACCCATTGCATGTTCTATTCTTACGATTGAAGACTGTGCTGGTATTGGTCACTTCCGTTTTGCATTCACATCAACACTGACTGTGTTTGCTTTGAAACTTCCTGTTGCTCGTGTTCTAGATCCTTTGGGTGTTGGAACTCCTGGTTTCTTGGGTTGGTCATATCCATGCAATAGTATGGTTGCATATGGATCTCCAACTGTGCTATCATCTTAAAGTCCCAAACGGAGAAACATGGCAACTCGTAGTAAAGTCGGTCTCTCAGGCGTTAACTTCATGCCTGGCAAACCCAAGTCAACACGTCAAGGATCATCTAAGAATACTAAATATGCCGCGACCTCACGAAACAACGCGAAGAAGAAGTACCGTGGTCAAGGAAGATAGAGTGAAGACCACTCCCAAACTGGTAGAGGAGTCCAACACTGGACTCTTCCATGCCAGCATGAATCTTCCAGAAGCAGCGAAGCACTGTGGTATGACCGAGAAGGAAATGAAAATGACTTTCTGGGAATACCTTAAATACAATCCCCCCACTGACCCTATAAATAAACCAGAACACACTGATTAATCAGTAACTTGGCACGATATAGGTTCCGATCTGAACAATTTCTGTCGCGAGGGTACAAGGATTTTGCAATATCCTTCAACATGAACCCGAACACAGAAGATTTTAGTACGTTGAAAAACGAGAACGCTATCAAGCAATCAGTTCGGAACCTTGTCATGACAACATTCGGAGAGAGACCGTTTCAGAATGATATTGGATCCCGTGTAAGAGGGATGCTGTTTGAACCATTTGACGTTTTCAGCGCAGAAGACCTACGTGATGAGATTAGAAATACTATTGAAAGACTAGAACCTCGTGTTGAGGTTGTAGATGTGGAAGTGACGCTCTCTGAAAGTGATGATGCACTCGATGTGTCTATTGAATATCGCATTGTTGGCGAAGAACTCGTCCAAATTATCGACTTCCTCTTAGAGCGCACCTAAAATGGCAGCACTTCCATCAGAACTAACATCCCTAGACTTCTTTGAAATCAAAGAATCAATCAGATCTTATCTGAGAACCAGAAAAGAGTTCACAGATTATGATTTTGAGGGATCTGCTGCCTCGTACTTGATTGATATCCTGGCATACAACACATATTATGCTTCGTTCACGGCAAACATGTCGATGAACGAGTCATTTTTGGAATCTGCGACTGTTAGAGACAACATCGTAAGGATTGCGAAGCAGATTGGTTATACCCCAAGGTCTAAGAAAGCGGCAAGAGCATGTATTACCATGGACATGCAGGCAACGCTGCTGCCTGGTGACCTTACTTACCCGACTTCCATCACAATTAAGAAAGGAGATGTCTTTGTAGCGACTGTTGATGGTGAGTCATATGTCTTTGCAACACTTGATGACGTAGAAGAGGCGGTTGACGCATCAACTGGCATTGCTACATTCAACAAACTGTTGATTTATCAAGGTAACCTCCTTGATTATAGTTTTACTGTTGATGATACTAGAAAACCTGAGTATGTAATCCCGTCTGAGAACGTGGATACTGCCAGAATGAAGGTTTTGGTTCGTCCTAATGAGCAATCGGTTGAGGTTGACGAGTATTCCCTCTCTGATAACGTTACAGCACTGACTCCAACGTCTAGAACTTACTTCTTAGAAGAGACTGAGGACCTTAGATTCAAGATTACGTTCGGTGATGGCGTACTTGGACGTAAACTCATCGACAATGAGTTCATCACTGTTGAATATCTCGACACCGATGGTTCCGAAGCGAACGGTGCGAAGAAGTTTGGGTTCATCGGTCGTGCAATCGACTCTACTGGTCGTCCTGTGCTTCCTCAGGCGATCACAATGAAGACTATTGAGACTTCTGCCGATGGTGCCGAGAGAGAAAGTGCTCTGAGTATCAAGTATAGGGCACCCAAAGGATTCTCTGTTCAGAATAGAGCAGTTACTGAGACTGACTATGCATATTTGGTCTCACAACTGTATCCTTCTGCTGCGTCAGTGACTGCATATGGTGGTGAGAAGTTGTCTCCCCCAGAATACGGCAAAGTTTACATTGCTATTCGTACTAAGAGTGGTGTTAACCTGAATACCACCACAAAACAGAAGATCAAGAACCAACTTCTTGATTATTCGATGGCATCGATCCAACCTGTGATCGTTGACCCGACTATTTTCTATATCTCCCCAACAGTATACCCCAACTTCAACGGAAACCAGACAAATCGTTCTTCCAACGAACTTGCTTCTGCTATCTTGAAGTCTGTTGATCAGTTCAATGCTCAGAATCGTGATAATCGCTTTGGTGGTCGCTTAGAACCTTCCAAATTCAATGCTATGGTCGATTCTGCTGATAATGCAATCAGTGGTACGACTACCCAGATGTCTATTGGTCAGAATCTGGATAAATTCACATTTGGCAACCAGTTCTCTCAGTGTCTGGACTTCTCCAACCCGATTGTTAACCCGAATGACTTCGGTGGCGGCGGCACTGGTGGTGGCGACGGCGGTGATGGTGGTGATGGCGGCGGAGACGGTGGAAACGGCGGAGACGGCGGCGATGGTGGTGATGGAGGCACTCCTGGCGGCGGTGGAGGCGGTGG